ACCAGTCCAACCAGTTGCCTTATTACCTTTGCCAGTCTTACCTAAAATCGGAACTTCCGTCTTTGTCTTTTCAAAGTTTGCTTCCAGATTGATACACTGCATGAAGTTGTATCTCACATCTTCAATAGTCACAAAACATTCAGCAAGAGAAGCAGTAATGGCATCTTTTGCATTCATAGTGTTTGGCATAATTTAGTTCCCCCTTTCCTTACTGAACCACAACTGTCATGTATAACTGACTAATTGCATTAACGATAGTAACAGCATCAGAAACCACAACGGATTTCTTTGTATCTCCAGCATCAACAACTACATCGCTAGGATTGAAGTTTTCAATTGCTCTAAGAGCAACTAATTCTTGATGATGCTTAACAATGTCGTTCCATAAAGAAATACGACCAGAAGCATCGTTTGGAATCTTACCGAGATACTTCACGTTGAACAGAGCTGCGATGTCCATAGCAATCTGGTCGATAACACGGATGCTCTGGTTGTTTTTGAAATCCTCGCCTTTCTGCTCTGTAACAGTAACAAGAGAATTGATATCCTCTAATACTCTGATTTCCTCGCCTACTCTGTGAAGCACGAACTGTCCACTCGTAATAGCATTCTCAAGCTCTGCCTGCGAATAATTAACTGGGATGTCCATTTCTCCAGTGTAGAGTGCATTTGTTAAAGTTGAATTAATCGGACATGCTGCTTCTGCACCAGCTACCCAATACAGCGCATCTAAGCTGTTCTTAACATTAATTACACCCTCATAGTCAGCAGAATCGTTAAATACTACTAACTGATATTTGATACCGTGATTTTCACGCATATCTTTTACTTCCTGCACATATAAATCAACGATTGCAGTTTCAGAAGATAAACATGCAATTACGTTGAATAAATATGATTCGGATGCATCTAAGAAAGCACTATGCTGTGCCGCTGTGATTGCTGCACCATCTAAGTCTGCTCCAGTAAGAGCTGTCTTGTCGGATGCTGCTAAATCAGCAAGAGTCCAGTTTACATATCCGTTATCAAAGGACTTCAACTGTTCTACGCTTGCAACGGATGCAGACCAAACAATTGTGTTATCTACAAAAATTGATACTTCAAAGCTGCCAGAATTTGTTCCTGCCACAATCTGAGTGCTAATCTTTGTACCAAAAGAACCTTTGTACTTAGCTTCTGCAATTGCGTTGGATGCCTTTGCTCCACCATTCATCAATTTGTAGCAATATACAACTGATGCGTTTTTGAATACATCTCTAAGACCTTTTGCTTCCTCAGAATCATATGCGAAACCAAGTAACTTCAAGGAATCCTTAACGAATGTATCTGCTGTGAGTTCAAAAATCGCATCGTCTGCGCCCCAAGTTAATGGAAGTGCAATAGCAACTTTTCCACGTTCTCCAAGAACTGCGGAAGCTTTTGCTGCACTCACAAAATTGATGTAAGACCCCGGCAAAGTTTTGTTCTGACTTGTAAAAGTTCCACCACCTAACATTTCTTATCATCCTTTCTTTTTCATAAAATTAGAAATGAGCTTATCCGCATCTTCATACGAATAAAGCTCATTCGGTTTCAGTAACAATCTCGCTTCACGATTGTTGTACCTCGGTAATCGTAAAAGCAAATATCCATAAAATTTAAGAGGTTCATTCACAACCTCTTTCTTTTCTACTTTCTTTTTCGTTGCCATAATCTATCCTCTCTTCAAGTCGATTGAAGAATCATAATTATCCATCGAATCCTCTTTCGATAAATCATTCATAATCACTTTGTATGTGACATTGAAATGTAGAACACCGTCAATGATTTCTCCACCCATATCATCGGAAGCTCTCAACATATCCCCATTTACAAGAGTTATGTATTCCAACAGTTCCATTAACTCGTCAGAGACTTCATACATGTGTTCATTATCATCTTCATCCTCTGGAAAATACATAATGTCAAAAGGATACATGCGAATGTGTCTTTTCCCTAAAAGATTCTGCCTGCTGCTCTTTTCTGCCTTAATATAAAAACAAGGCTCTTCCAAACCTTGTCTCACATTTTTGGTATAAATTTCGCAGTTCGCATACTTCTCATTCAGTTTTATTGAAATAGCATCTGAAATGTCTTTATTCATTGAATAACTCCTTTAATGCTTCATTGAGTCTTTTTTGAATAAGTTTCGTGGACATGTTCTGTATCTTAATCTCAGACCTCGTAAGCATCTTCTGGCCGTCAACCCATCCGACTTTTAATTTCTTACCAATCTGAGGAACGAATCTGCCCACTTGCTGTCTGTGTCCATATTCCACATAGGAAGCGTACTCAACTGGATTGATAATCTCGCACATGAACGTGTTACCTTGTCTGGTAACGTCCTTGACTTGCCAACCCTTTCTAAGAGTTCCACCGTTTTTCCCATCGTTGTAAGTTCTTGTTGAACCGTCCTTTTTGGTATATACAATAACCTCATACACACCAACTGGAGTCTCTTTTACAACAGCACGAAAAAGTCTTTGTGCAAGCTCTTGTGATACCTCAGTACAGAACTTATCAACATCAAATTTCTCAAATTCCTGCATCTTCTTTTGAAGATTTAGAAGCTGCTCATAATCGACATTTCCCCATCTTCTACCCATTCACTAAGACCATCCTTTAAACAATTCAAGTGTGATTTCTTGATGATTGGAAAAAATCGCTGGAACTGAGCTATTGGAATATTCCGTTGTCCTGCCATGTTGAGTAACTATGATTTTGCTTCCTGCTTTGATATCAACTTCTGGAGCTAAAAACAATTTGATTGTTTCTTCCTTGCTGGATACATTGTCAGATCCAGTGGACTTATTGCTTCCATAGGATAATTTACATGGTTGATTCTGTAAGACCGTAACTTCTTGAAAATCAGTTTTCTTCGTTACTGGGTCTTTTACTTTTTGATACTCAACCACATTGCAAGAACCCTCATATAATGACTCAATGAAATTTCTAACAATCGTGCTTACCATACTTACCACACCATCTTTCTGTAACGTATCAAATCCGACTCATATCCTCGCAACAAATAATCAATAGTCGTATAGAATTTCTGTTCTGGAGTTGCTTCGTCTGCAAATGAAATGTTTGTGTCGCCCTCTGAGATTGATTTAACAACTCTTTCAAAACCAACACCATCTAACAATCCCATTCCAGCTTTTAACTTCAAGAACTCCCCACAAATCATATCTACGACGTTTTCATATAAAGCCTTAGGAATCTCAGTCGAATTAATTACATTAATAATGTGATTAGTAACTTTCTGAATGCAAAATTCCAATGCTGCATTATCTTGTTCAACATAGGTGTATCCCAATGATTTTAACCGTTCTATAATCTTTTCGTTTTCCATCTTTCAATCACTCCAAAAATAGGGAGTGGAAAAATCCACTCCCTTTCAAATCATTAACCTCTTGAGATAATTCTTGCAATCGGAATAGCTTTGTGGTTAATGTAGCTTCTCTGAGATGCTGTAGCTTCTCCAGAGTGTACTAATACCCAGTTAGCACCATTTGCAAGTTCTGCATCTGTAGGAGATAAAGAAGCCTGCGATTTCTTTTCGTAAGAAATACCCTTAGGAGCAAATACTTTACGCTGTCTCATGTACAGTGTATCCTCGCCACCGTTCTTAGCAGGGTCTCTATCCATTTCGTAAGGAACTTTTACACCTACATCTTCAAAGTCAATAGCACCATCGCCAAGAACATATGTGGTGTACTTTGTGTATCCATCGCCAGCACCAGATGCTGATTCTGCAACTTCTTCTGTTGGAAGATAGTCGTCAACAACAACGAGTTTTCCACTCCATGTAGCGAGTGCTAAATCTCTTGTGATACCGTTAGCATCTGTATACTTTAAGTATTCAAGAAGCTGTAAGTTTTCTAAGTTTGTAGCAACATCTGAGTGCATGAATACTAAAGAGAATTTCTTCTTGTTAGCACCACACGCTTTGTTTGTTGCAGAATTAAGAGTAGTAGGAGTCATAACGCCCTCTCCGTTATCAGTGATATCGGAAGTATGAGCATCTACGAATTCCTTGCTCTTTGCATCTGTCATAGAGAAGATACCGCTTAATACTGCGAGTAAAGTATTCTGGTCTAATCCCTCTTTGTATTCAGCTACCTGCGCTGATACGTTACCCATGAAATCAACTCCACCAGTGATATCATAAGAGAAGTCTTTTTCTGTCCATGCTTTTGCACGACCAACTACTACAACACCACGCTCAAATGTCTTTGTGCTTGTTGCTGTGATGTCTGTCTGACCGTCATAGTTTACAGCTTCTCCATCTAAAAGACCACGCATAGCAAGTCTTGCATATTCTGTACCGTTCTGAGAACCAAGTACAGTCTTGATGTCAGCATTTGGAGCTAACGCTCTGGACTTTCTCATTTCGTTTGTCTTTAAGTTTGGAATTCTGTCCACTAAATACTTAAACGCTTCTGGATTAAATGATTTTGAATCAAATTTTGTGTTTGGCATAATAATTTACCTTTCCCTTTCTTTTTTTAAATATTAGAGTTGTGCATCTGGATTCTGAGCAAGATACTCACACAACTGCTCGTAAGACATTGTTTTCGGGTCTACTCCACCATTCTGTGGATCTGAACCCTCTGCTGGTTTCATGCCCTTAATGTCTGGATTGCTTGAACCAAATAAAAAGCTGGAATCTTCTGCTGCTACAAGTGCTTCAATCTGTTTCAATCGTTCTGCCTTGTACGCTTCATCGTCCAACTTTTCATCAACTGGATTTAACAATGCCGCAACCGCTTTGGCATTCTTTGCATTTGCTTCTGTAAGAAGCTGGTTGTCAATGGATTCTCGTCT